TCAAAAATAAAACATTATTTCCGGGTTATGTAAACGATAACAAAGATCCAATGATGTTGGGTAGAGTAAGAGTTATACCAACATCTGAAAGGTATGAGGATTCTTTACCTGAGGATTGGAATGAAGAAAACGATAAATGGACGGAAAAAGATCCATTTATATTTTTACCATTATTACCGTATTACATTAATCAAGTTCCAAAAGAAAAAGAATTTGTTAACTTAATTTATTACGATAAACGTGAGAGATTAGATGCCAGTAAGTTTTATATACAAGGGCCAATAACAAGACCACAAAATAATTTTAAAGAAGAATGGACAAATTCTCAGTCCATGATGGCATCGGGGGAATTTTTCAAACAAGCAAATCAGTTAAGAGATCGTAAAACAGGAATAACCGACCCAAAAGTTTATGGGATATATCCTGAACCAGGTGATAATTCCATTTTAGGTAGAGGAACCTCAGATGTTGTCGTAAGAGAAAACCACGTTTTAATACGATCAGGTAAATTAGATCCTATTAAATCGTCAAGTGCGGATTTTAATATACCTGTACCAAATGATAAAAGATCATTTTTACAAATATCTACATCTCCTTTAGAAAAAATTAAAGGCGAACCAAAAACAGTAACTGAATACATCAAAGAAAGTAGACAAGTTAAAAATTTAGTTGAGTGGGAAATAACAAATCTTGCAACAACAGGATCAACTTTTGATGGTAGCATAAAATTATATAGTTTGATTCCAGTACCTGAAACATTGTCTAATAAAATTTTTCTTACTTCCGATTTAGATAGTTATAAAGGGACAACTTTATATGAACTAAATTTTACGGGTAAAACTTCTGATCAGGCGTTAACAATAATAAATGATTTTATTAAAGGTGTTAACATTGGTAAAATAAATATTGATGGATATCTTTCATACCCATCTCAAGACGGAAGTAAATTAGAAAATCAATTCCCATTTGTTTTTACACCAACAAAAAGTAATACTGAAATATTTTTAGGTGCAAGTATTGATACTCCAAGTGGAATAACAGAATTTAATAATATCTCAAATTTTTTCACTAAAACTAAATTATCTCCACAAAATAAAGAGTATGGTTTTGGACTTGTTTGGGTACAAGATGTTTTAGGCGAACAACTTGAAATGAAGGTAACTGAAGTTGCAAATGACACATTTGTTGCCAACCCAACAACATATGGTGTAATGGGTGGAGACTTTCTTTATTTGTTATCACATAAATCAGTTATACCAAGTAAGGGAGAACCAATTGATTTAAAAAATACATTATATGGAATTGAACAAAATATGTTAACAGATGTCATATATGGTAAAACTAATTCAATGGTCAGAGGGGAAGAATTAATGTCATTATTGAACCTTATTGTTCAATTTATGATAGGCCACGTACACGCATTTCCAGGTCTTGCACCAATCCAAGAATACCCTTCAATAACTGATGGACCATCAGCAAAAAAGATCACAGAAATACTTAATAACTCTCAAAATACAATACTGAATCAAAATATTAGAATTAATTGATATTTATATTAAAAACGTAAATGTCAATAAATAATTCATATTTCAGTAGGAATAATACTCTAATATCTAATAGTCTTGTTAATTCAGGGAGAAATCCTGTCACCGAATTATTTTATGGTGATGGAAGTCTTGTTAATCCAATTGGATTCACACGTTTTATCTTTGATTTAGATCTTACTTTATTAAAAGAAAAATACCAAAGTGGTATTATCAGTGAAGGTTGTAATACAAATACAACTCACACTTTAAGAATGACTAACACTAGTTATTTTGATAAAGAATTATTAAACACTTCAACATCTCAAGGTAGATTAAGAGCAACATCATTTGATTTAATTTTATTCAGAATACCATATGTTAACTTTAATGAAAACCAACCTCAAAATTGGGATGAAGGTGTTGGTTACGACTACTATGATTTAGTAACTGGAATACCAAGTGATAAGAACTATTCTGATAGACCTTCAAATTGGTCGGCAACAACAACAATAACAGATTGGCAACAACCCGGAGTTTATAGTAATACAAACACAGGTTCATTTAATTATAATCAATTAGAAATTGTTGCAACACAACATTTTGAATTTGGTGATGAGAACGTAGAGTTTGATATGACAGATGAAATTAACTCTATTTTAGATGGTTCATTAATTAACACCACAGGATGGGGTATTGCTTACTTACCTCAAGTTGAGAACTTAACAGGAACAACAGGTAATTACTCTGTAGGATTTTTTACAAGACATACTCAGACGTTCTACGAACCATTCTTAGAGACTAATTACGACGACTCAATAGAAGATGATAGAAACTCATTTTCATTGGGTAAAATCAATAAATTATACCTATATATCTTTGAAGATGGTGATTTTCAAAACTTGGATAATAACCCTTTAGTAACAATTAGTGATCAGTCGGGAACTCCAATACCGGGTCTTGTAAATATGTCTTCTTGTCAAGTCACAAAGGGCGTATATGAGATAACAATTCCACCATTACTTGGATATAAGACCCCATGTATCTTTACCGATACTTGGTCTGACATTTCATTAAATGGTTTTTCATTACCTGACGTAATAAATGAGTTTGCAATTTACCCATTAAAAAAATCAATACAAATTGGAACAACAACAAATGATCCTTCAGTTTATGGTTTTGATTATTATGGTATTAAACAAGATGAAAAAATATTAAACACAGACATTAGAAAAGTTGGGGTTATAATCAAGAAAGCGTATACCGTTAATCAACTTTTACCGAAAGTTGAGGGGTACTATAGAGTGTATGTGAGAGAAGGTCAAACCGAAGTTCAAGTTCAGGATTGGACCAAACTTAATAGAACTCCAAATGAGTACTATTTTATATTTGATACAAGGGATAAGATTCCAAATGAATATTATATAGATTTAAAAGTCATTTCTAGTGGAGAAGTGAATACTTATAAAAGACAAATTAAATTTCAGATCGTAAATAAAAAATAAAGATATTTATTAAATAAAGATATGGCAAATTTTATATTAAAACAATGTTCATCATTGGATGAATTTATAGTTGGGTTTGACGGAAGGTTTGAACCCGCATCAGGAGAAACTTATTCATTTAGTGATGGGCTAACAGGGGAAACTATTTGTGGTACCGTAATATCTGGCACCGCAGAAGTAACAACATATTCAGCAATCACCCAATATGATAATTGTAATGAATGTATTATTAACATACCAAGAAGTGCAAATACTGAAACGGTAATTTGTTATACTTGTTTATCAGACGTTAATAATGGTAACGCATTTTATTATACAAATACTGTACCTCATCCTGTTTATACTGATGGGTATGGTACGCCAGTAACTCAATTAGATATGGTCACACTAGGTGGTGTTAATGGATTAAATAATTAATATAATGAAAAGAATAATAAGATTAAATGAATCGGACGTTACCAATTTGGTAAAAAGAGTCCTTAATGAACAAAAAGGTGAGCGATATATGTTCTTCTCTAATTTACAACAAATTAGAAGACAATGTGATCTTTTATTAGATTTAGATGAGAGTATGATTGAATCTATTTTAGATAATGGACATGATTGGGCACAAGATCATGTATCTGAAGCTAAAAACAATATGGATCAAGTATTTGATTTCCTGATGAATGAAAGTAAAAAAGACGGTATGGAAATGTCTATGAATATAGATGATAAGGATATGGTCATGGCAGAAGGTAGAAAGAAAACAGGTACTAAACTTTGTGCTCGTGGTAAATCAGCCGCAAAATCTAAATTTGATGTTTACCCAAGTGCCTACGCCAATGGTTATGCCGTTCAGGTATGTAAGGGTACAAAACCAGGTTTAGATGGTAAAAAAAGGTGTTCGGCCCCTTATTGTTAATTAATACCAAAGAAATATTCAAAATAACCTCATTTTTTAATGGGGTTATTTTTTTTTACCGAAAATTTGCATATCTTTGTACTTAAGAACAAAAACAAAGTAAAAATACAAACAAATGAAAAAATTATTTAAAAGACTTATGAAACGACTATACGTTAAAGCAATGTTATGGTATAGAAATAGTTTTTACAAAAACGTAAAAAGTTCAGAAGATAATGAAAAAATTTGTACGGCAATATGTCGTAAGTTAATCAACCACCCCGACTCTAAGTTTTTAATTGCACCATTGTCTTATAAAAGATATATTAAAAACTCTAAGTTAGGATTGTTCGTGGTAATGGATGAGAGACGTGTGGCAATAACTAATCACGTGTACCACTACGATGTAGTTCTTCAACAAACAGATTGGATTAGATTAACACAACTATTTGATTCTAAAACAGAGAAAATACGTCAAGAATACGAAACTGAAATAAAATCTCAGATAATTCACTCACTTTCAACAATTTTAGAAAAAATTAATTAACTAAAACTTTTTTTACAATTCTGATTAAATCGTTTTCAGTTAATTTAATTGTTTTTTTCACCGTTGATTCATTTTTTGGTTCGTAATGTGTCATAACAGGTTTTTGACCTTTACCTGTCTGAGTATCTTTCTTTTCAGCATTTCTTTTTTGTTGACAAGCATTTCTTTTTTCCGAATCGGACATTTTACCCGCAACTCCTGACGCTCTACATTTTGGATATGCCTTGTCTGTGGCATCATGTCTACCACACGGTGGATGCTTACCATCAACTTTCTTGCAAATGTTAACCCAAGGTCCCTTTGGTTGTTTAGATCCTTTTGGTTTCTTCTTTGTTCCAAACCAAACTCCTAAATCCTCATTGATTGTGTGAGCATCATGTGTTTTAACATTATGTGTCCCGTCTTTACCTTTTTCCCAAACACCAACAATTCTTTTTAAATTATTTTTTAAACTTTTTTTAATTGCAATGTCGTTTATTTTATGATCTAAAAATTCATAAAAAGGACCTAACTCACTTTTACTCCATTTTTTTAATCCTATTTCCATAGGTCCACTATATTCACCTGCGGTTACACTTGTACTAGACTCAGTTATTTCAACCCATTCATTTACGGGAACTATTTTTGATTTTTTACCTGGCGTAGGATTAATATTATTACCATCATCATCACTAAATGTTGAATTTGGATGTTTTTTAATATAGTTGGTGGTTTTTTTAGCCTTAGATTCTATTTTTTTGATTTGTTTTTTTGTCTCGTCCATTGATCCGTCATAACTATCAAACTCTAACATAGGACTATCGTATTTTGAAACAGGTTTAGTAAACGGACCATTTTGGGTAGTTTTAAATTTTCTAACACCCAATTGCAGTGGTGCAACATATGATCCCCTACCACCACCATCTGAAGTTGCTTCAGATAAAACTTTATTTATTATTTGATTTAAATCCATAATTTGTCTACTATTATAAATATCAACATAAAGTAAAATGGAAGAACGGGAAAATGAATTATTTGGTAACTTATTTGGTACCATTAATATATTAAGTGAACAACACTTAGATGCAATTCTTATAACCATGAATAAAGATCATGCATTATATTATTTAATTGAGTCGGTTAAGGCATCTTATAAACGTGGTGCGTTCACTATCGGTGAAACTGAAGTAATATCAAAGGCAATTAGAGTGTTGTCAAAGGTGGAAGAACCTAACCAAACTGATGATAAATAAAAAAGGAGACAATTTCTTGTCCCCTTTTTCTTATTCTGTTTTAATTGATTATCTCAATTCTCTTAAATCGAATGTACGAACACCATCAACAGTAATTCTGCCGTAAAATCTATTATTCACCATCTTTTTTGCGTAACGGGTCATAATACCTTTTATCGGTGTAAAGTTGAACGGATTGTACATAGTTGGAGTTAATTGAAGTGGTACATACGGTGCGTAGATGTAACCTGTGTCTAACAATGATGTTCCTTTGTGTCCTACTAACACTGTGTTAGCTGGGAAGTAAGGGTCACGGTAAACTTGGTAACGTCCTGCAAGAGTACCAACTCTTTCAATACCCATGTTATACTGATCTTGCTCAGGAGATGCGTTAGATACGTGGAAGTATTCTAAGTCATCAAAGATAGCTGAAATCTCAGAAGAAACTACGATCCAGTTAGCTCCACCTCTCAATGTTGATTTGTGGATTTGTGCTGACAATTGGTTAATCGCAGTAATCAAAGTTTGATTCCAATCTTTTTGAGTGTAAGATGTAGTTAAAGACAATCTTCTCCATCCGTTGTAATCCCAACGTAAGTTCCAAGCCGCTCCTTTTCTCAAGTCACGTAAGATCTCACGGTCAATCTCAGCTGCAACTTGCTCAGATAACAATGCAGTTAACTCAGCTTCAGCGTCGATGTTATGGAATGCTGCAACGTCTTGAGCTAACTCAGGAGACCATTGTGCTCTTAGTTTTCTTTCAGTTACAGAAACAGTTACTGATTCTAAATCGAAAGAAACCTCACCGATTTTATCTTCAAACTCTAAGTTTTTGTATCTTCTGTAAACCGCAGTGAAAGATCCTACTTCGTCAATTGCCGTTAAAGTTGTTCCTGTGTATCCGTCTAATGTAGTACCACAAGTAGCACATACAGGACAAGATAAGTCAACTTCTAAATATATACAACCTTCTGAGTCACATATGTCATAGAAAGAACCACCGTTTCCACCTGTACTATTTGAAGAACTTGGGAAAACAGTTTGTGTTTGTTGACCATATTTAACAATTCCTTTACCGTAGATTTGAGTAACAACTCTAAACAATAATGGACCAGTACCTAAAGTACAAGGTGATGTTTCAGATGCAGTTAAACCTGTATCAGCAATGATTTTAAGGTCAGATAAGAAAGTTTCAGTATCTATCTCGTTACCATCAGGTCCGATTAATTTACCTTCACCAGCTCTGTTAAAGTCACATAGACTGATAATAACTTTTCTTGTACCTGTTGTTGCAGTATACAATGGGTTATTATCACCTGCGTCCTCTAATTGACCAGTTGTTGGACTCCAAATTTGTACAGTTGTATCTGCAGTAACTGCAGTCCATTGACCTTTAGAGTAATCAAACAATCCTGGAGGATCTAAAGCTGCTTCACCACCTTCGTAGAATAAATCGTAAAGGTTTTTAGCGTAAGCGTTACCTTCTGATCCACCTGGATATCCTGCGTTTTCATCTGCAGTTGGTCCGTTAGGTGCTCCAATTGGTGCGAAGTGTGTTCCACCATTTGCGTCAGATGCACTTGTGTATCCTTGGATACGAGGTACAAAGAAGAACAATTTACCAATTGGTAAGTTCATTGCTTGTACAGAAACGATATCGTTAGCCAACAATTTAGAGAAAACTCTTCTTACGATAGGGAAAACAACTGTTTCGAATGCTCCGTTAGAACCTTCAGAAGTTGCTTCGTTAATCAAGAAAGAAGCTTGGTTTTCATACAACTGTGCTACGTTTTCTTTTAGGTGACCTTTAAGGCCTTCAAGGAATCCTAATTTATCCCATTTGTTAATAGTATCTTCTTTGATAACTTTAAGGTGTTTTAACCCAATGTTACCAACAAGACCTGATTCTAATAATGCTCCCATTTTTTTTGGTTTTTTATTTTAGTTTATTTATTTTTTATTTTATTTTTCCCATTAAATCTTTCATTCTCAAGAACTGAGGATTCTCATAAGTTTTAGATTCAATCAAATTAACGGCTGATCCTGACACAGGAGTTTTAGTAACCGATTTTTCAAATGATTCGTTGATAGAGTTTTCCTTAGTTGTTTCAGATGAGAATTCATCTTTTAATGTTTTATAGAGACTTTTAGATTCTTTAAGAGTTTCAACATTGTCAAATCTTCTAAGAATATTTATTTTCTCTTGTTTTGTCGTTGAATGTTCTGTAAACAGTCTAGTTGCGTAAGCCAAGTTAGAGTTGAATATCGCCACTTCATTTAATTTAGTTCTGAAAAGATTCAAAGCCTTTCTGTACTCTTCATTTTTAGACTTAAGTAATTCTACTTCAGTTTCACTAATATGTTGAGGAGCCGCTTTTGGTTTTGGTAAACCTTTTCTTCCAAATTTTCTACCCGCACCTAATGTACGTGAAGCTTCTGTGGTTTCTTTTCTCTTTTTGATTGGTCTGTATTCACCATCTAAATTTTCACCATCTTTATAAGTGAATTTTTTAGCACTTCCTGTATTGATCATTTTTTTACCTTCTTTTTGTTTGGTAGTTTTATAATCCATAGTTTGTCCGTACGTAAATTTAGGTGAACCCATTCCCATTCCTTTAGCTTTAAATTTAGCTTCCATTACATGGTCCATGTCTTCTCCTTCTTCCATTTCTTCTTTGTCCGATTCTTCTTCATCCATTTCAATTTCATAAAGAACTTCGTCAGTTTCAGTTTCATACATTGGAGTTTCTTCCATTTCACGATGTCTACGACTTCTGTGTCTTGGTTCTTCTTCAAAATCCATTTCTTCTTCGTCTTCAAACTCATCGTTTTCCATGCCATAATCTGACATATCAAAGTCATCCATTTCAATTTCGTACAAAGTTTCGTCCAATGATAAATCTTCTTCTTTATCAAGTTCATCTTGATATTGTTCAGAAAGTTGGATAAAGTAATCGGCTCCTGTTTCAGGATCAGATAATGTAATGTTATTGTTCGCATCTTTCTTTACGATAACTCCATCTTCATCACTCATAGATTTAAAAACTTTAATTACATCTGACATATCTGCTCCAGTCATGTCAATTGCATCATCATCTTCAGAATCCATACTGATATCTTCAACGTCGTCATCTTCCATGTCAACTTCCATATCCATAGGTTCAGCACCTAAGTCTATGTCTTCGACATCATCTTCTTGACCTTCAGGTTCAACAACCTCTTCGGGGTCTTCAACGTCAATCTCTTCTTGTTCTCTAAGAGATTCTTTTACTAATGAGCTGATTTCATCCTTCATGGTAGAAGAAAGTATTCCTTTTGCATTTTCTTTAAGAACTTGTTCCAAATTTTTAATTTGAAATAAAGTGTCTTCAACAACTGATTTTTTGTTCATCTATAGTTTGTTTTACAATATAAATAGTATGTATTTTAAAAAAAATCATTTTTTTCTCACTATAGGGCAAAAAAAATGGGTATAACCAATGTTATACCCATCCTAAGTTTAATTAAATTAAAGATTAATTAATCACCTCGTCAATTTTACTTTCAGTGATTGATGTAATTCTCCAATCCATCGTATAGTGTTCATACACTTTAGTCACCTTCGCTTCAACGTCAGTTGGGGTGTATCCCAATACTAATTTCTCCTCTCTCATTTTTTTTACTTTACCTGATTCACTATCTAATAAATCAGATGTGATTTTAGCCACAAAATACTTTTCTCCTTGTTCCATAGTTTTTTTTATTTATCTAAATAATCGGTTAATCTTTTCATTAAGTCAAGTGATTTGTTACCACTTTCACCAACATTTCTTTCTACTGCTATTTTTTTGTCTTCCTCTAAGTTCTCTTCGTACTTCATTCTATCGTTCTTATCTTGGAAAAGGTAAGCTCCAGGTGTAGATGGTGAAGATACTAAGTCAAAACAGATAAGTTCAAAATCGTCTTGTACTTCGTTTTGTTCCCCAATCTTTTTAAGTGATCCTACACCACGAGATGATATACCTAAAGTAACTCCCTGACGTAAGTAGTTTGCTGCCAAATCTCCCTTAGTAGAAACAACCCCTCTTTCATGAAATCCAGGGCTTGTCAACAATTTAAGTTTACCTAACAATACAGGACCATCCCACCATATATCAGTGATTATATGTGATACACGATCTAAATCAATTAAAGAAGACTCAGGGTGGTTTAATTCAGATAATGAGGTTCCTTTCTCAATCAACTTTCTATAATTTTCTGCCTCTCTCTTTAAGATCTTCTCAGGGTATAATCTACCATTTCTGTTAGGTGTATTATATTTTTGTAAAACTGCGTAAAATTCAAATGGTTTTGAATGGTCTAAATGATTTGATGATTCTTTTAATATCTCGTAGTTACGACCTTCTTTTGGGTTAATATATCCCGCATCGTATTCAATAAGGATTCCTCTACCCGTATCTTTAGGTCCTAAAATTTTATATTCACCCATAATAAGTTTTAGTTATAAATATTAGGTCGTTTCTGTTTTTATCTTAATAGTTTTAGAATTACCATTTTTTGTTAAATAAAATTTAAAGTTTGGGTTACTAACTAACACATCTGAATAGATTTCTTTTACTAATAATTTAAGTGTTTTTTTTAATTTTAAGGATTTGAAATCTATTGGTTCATTTAGGAATAGGTTAATTTCTAAATTCATGAACGATTTCTTTTTGAGGTGTAGACCGCTTGTTCTAAGATCTAAGTCTACTATAAATTTATTGTCAAACATTGTCTTATCTAATTTGTGATGGACGGTATGTTTAATTGATCTGCTCATATTAAGGACAACTCTTGTCCAATTTTCAGAGTCTTTTTTTGGTTCAACCCAAGTTTGGATATTTAGGTAAAGTGATTTAAATTCTTTGGAGTCTACGGTGCCATAGACTATCTTTGATGTCCTAAAACCATTGATTTTTTCGGTTTTGCCTTTTTTCATAAATTTTCTTCATACTGATATGGTTTATTTTAAATAATAATAACTGATTTTGGGGTATATATCAAATAAAAAAATCACTAAAAAAAAAATCTGTCCTTAAGAGACAGATTTTAAGTAAAAATATTTACTAACAAAAACAAATTCCTAATAATTAAAGATTTTCATTTAATTGTTTTAGTTTAAAATAATTTAATTTGTCGTAATTTTCTGTTTGTAATTTTTCAATTGTTTCGTTGATTTTTCCACTAGTTTCAGAATCTTCATTTTCCGTTAATAAACCCTCCAATTTTTCAATTACATCTTCTTTAAGAAAATTATATTTTTGATTAAGTTTTTCATCGGGAGTACTCAGTAAAACATTAAGTTGTTTTCTTTCACTTTCGTTTAAACTATCAATATGTGTTTTAATTGTATTGTTTGCCACTTCAACCATAGATTTTAATGGAACTTCAATAACATCCTTTTCTTTTATTGTATTTTTTTTGAGGTTTTCAGAAATAGTTTTTTTACTTTTTAATTTTTCCTCTAAAGTGGATGCTTCATTTGAGAATAAATTATCAATATCTCGGTATCTGTTTTCTGTTACAATATGACCAACCCAAGAATTTAAATCTTTAATGTCTGATTTCTCAACCTTAGAAATAGTATTCTCAAATAGTATAATACTTTCGTTAATATACTCATTTACAAAAGATTCATTTAATCCTTTGTTCTTACTAAGTTCATCATATAAGAAATAAAGTGTACTTAAAGATTTGTTCTTTAACACAAGTTCTTCAAAAACAAACATATCTCGTTTTAAACCATTTTTTCTGTATGATTCTACCAAACAATTCTCAATTTTTGATTTTAATAACCCAAATTTCATAATTTTTTTTTATTATAAATATCAATCATTTAGTAATTTGTTTAACTGTTCTTCCATAGAACCTAAAGAATTTCTACCTTTTGATAAATCAAGGTATTTTTCACCTAATATATCATCATTTTCCAATAATATATTTAAGTTATCTTTTTTTGATTCACCTACAGGCATTTCAGATCCCATATCAGGTGGGGGTGGTGGTGATCCTCCCATATCAGGTGGTGCTCCAGGTGCTGATGGATCTCCTGATGCTGCGGCATTTTTAGTTGTTCCTGTTGTAGTATGGTAAAGTTTGTCTACATTATCAAATAATCCCGTATGTGTGATTATTGTTGCGGTATTGTCTAATTCGGCAGATACCGCTCTTTCTAATCTTATTTGTTGTACCTCAAGTTTAATCTCTTCATCAGAGAAACCAAAGATATGTTTCTTAGCCCAAGTAGCAGATGTAGGTTGAATTGATTTTGGTATTTCACCAACCATATCTTTATATAATGTTACTTTTTCTTTCCATACATCAATCATTAATAAATCAGCTTGTTTTGATGGATTTGTTAAACCTAACGTAAAGTTATGTAATTCATCCTCAAACCCTAATAGGAATAAGTGAATAATTGCAATTTTATTTAATTCGGCAATAATTGCCTTTTGTATTTTATTAATTGTTCTCGCAAATCTAATATCTAATAAAGATAAATTTTTACCATCACCAACAACTTCTTCAAAACCTAAGTAAGCCTTTGGAATTCTAAGTGCGGTTAATAACTTCTTTTGGATATATTCAATATCTGCAATTTCCGCTAAGTTTGTTGCTCCCGGTAATGTCTCAATAGGCATTGTTTGAGCTACGTCACGAACAGGAACAAAGTAATCTTGATCCACTGCCATTTGATTGAAACGTAAATCCACATTACCTGTTTTACTATCTACAACTTGTTCTCTTTTAAACTTGTTTGCAACACGTTGTACATACGATTCAACATCCTTATCATCCATGTTCCCAACAAATACTTTAAATACACGTCTTTCAGGTGCTCTTGATGTTCTGTAGATTAACATAGCGTCTTCAGCCAATACCAATTGTTTCCAAATACGACGAGCTTTTTCTAACATTGATGTACCATAAGGTAATTTTCTGTCATCACCCAATAATCTGAAGTGAGCAATCTCCCAAGTATTAAATTCCATATCTTTTACTTTCCAATGGAATCTTAATCCTTTATCGTTTGGATTTGGAGTTGCATTTACGGTTCTTGATTCCATACCTCTTTCCAATCTTTCAATTTCAATATTAGGTAATTGGATACATCCCGTAACTCCTTTTTCCGTATCTAATTTCAGGTAAACGAAATTGTCACCGTATTTACAAGTATTTCTAACCCACATAGGTAAGTTAGTATTGATATCTAAGTTGTTAACAAATAAATCAACCAAGATACTTTTAATTCTTTTTGATTCAGAGTAAATTTGTAATAAGTAACCATCCTGATTAGGTGTAGTAGATTCTTCAGAATAAATGTCTAATGCCGTTGATATCTCAGGAGTATACTCCATTGATTCATAATCATAGAATGACGCAATTCTATTTGGTTCATAATAAATTGCTTGGGTATAAAGATTATTTTCAATCTTAGCCCATTGATTGTTTAAGAATAACGTTTGTTGAAGTTGTAATTTTTCTTTCTCAAACTCTCTCTTATCTGTAGTTTTAAGTATAACCTGTTTATCCAACTTATATGTGGGATAATCCATTCCTAATAACGAGTTAGGCCCAAAAGTTTTTGATAACTTCTGCCATATCGTTAAATCATTAACGTTATTATTATTATTATTGTTGTTATTATTACTATTATTTTGCTCCATATTAAAAATTTAATAATTTTTTGTCAATACTAAACATTTCACTCATTTTACTTTTTGTCATTGTTAGGTTGTTGACCATTACTTTTATCCCCCTTACTATTAAATGAAGGGTCATTTACTTTCACACTATAAATAGGCTGACCTGGTACCACAAGTCGTGATCCCCCGATTATATTACCTGATTTTTTTCTTGTTGTAAGTCCCATATCTTTAAATATTATCTATTACCGAATAACCAATTATATTTAATGTAATCATCTTTTGATGGTCCTGCATCTCTTGACCATCTATCATGTTTTACGTTAGTATTTGGAATAACTGGGTCAAAATGTGTTTGTTGTCTTGCCGTATTATCACTAACAACTGTCCAAGATTCTAACATTATTTTTGTTCTTTCAACAACCTTTTCTAATTTAGTGAAAGATGATTCTCCAACATATATTGCCATAGAAATACCCATGATAAGGTCATCATGTTGTCCTCTTTGGTGATCAGGTCTACCATTAACGTAAATAAATGTGTTCATTTCATTGTATAACCTAACACTACGTATCTTAAACTTATGTCTTACATATTCCTCAAATGCGGCAATAATTTGTACACGTTTATTGTTAAAATTTAATCCCGGTATTTTTTCTGCCAATTTTGAATTATATGACCAAATATTTGTTTGATCAATACCTTCAACATATAGGTTTTTGTATCCAAGTTCCTGTAGTTTTCTAACGGTGGTAATTCCCATACCACCTGTTATATCCACAACAACAAATGCGTTATACATCATACCCCATTTGTATGCAATTTCAGCAAGAGCGTCAGGTGGTATTTTACCAACATATTCAAATACTTGTTCTCTATCATCAAAATCTATAATTTGTATGGAAGAAAAGTCTTCACTATCTCCACGAGAAACGTCCACACCCATAATGTATTTATGTTCGGGAATTGGTTCTTTCCACATCCATAATGAATTACCCATCAGTTTACCTGTGGGGTCCATAATAGTATTATCTTTAATATATTCTAATTGACTATTCTCAAATACGTTATCTCCCGAACCTAAAAATTCACAATTTAACTCTTGGTTAATCTTTCTCTTATCGTATTTAAGTTTTTTAACCATTTTCTCATACCAAGTAGAACATGGTTTATAACCTTTTTTAAAGTAGTCATCTAACTCTTTATAATTTCTGTGGTATGGATCAATATGTTCAAATGAAATATGTTTACTAAGGTCGTGTTCTTCTTTATTTAAAAGATATTTCACCAAATCCTCAGTCGGTACCAAATATAAATCTTTTGAATATCTTGGATCTCGGTACCAAAACATCTCAGAGATTTTAAAGTTATTCATCCCCTTTAATGCTTGATCATATATTTCATAATAAATTGGATCGTAACCATTTGGTGTTGAAACTACTATTACCTTACCCCCTGTGGATAAGGATGCCATACAAGCCGCCCAGAAGTCACTGTCGGCTTCAATAAACGCCGCCTCGTCAAATACAAGTATTGTAGGGGTAAAACCACGCAAGGCATCTTTTGATGTTGCCACCGCCTTTACCTCAGACCCATTTGATAATTTATAGTGTTTTTGTGAATTCTTATCATTTGAGAATCCCGCTCCGACCCAACTTGGCCATTGATCAACAAACGCACGTATCTTATTCGCCATCTCCATAGATGTATCCAATTTGTTGGCGATAATAAGAATTTTTTCAGGTTGGTTCTTTTTTGCGAATACCAATCTTTTTGATATCCAAGCCGCAGTTACCGTAGACACACCCGCCTGACGATATTTTAACGCAATATTTTCCTCAAATTCTTCATAATCAGTTAACAACGATATCTGATCAGGGAATAACTCTAATGGTACGTATTTTGAAACTGTGTTATCGTATGTTTGAAGATATGTTCTTAATGCGTAAGGAGTATCTTTCATACACTTTACGTATTCTAACATTACCTGTTCTTTAGTTAAACCCATAAGACATTTCTATATAAATATCAAAACCCCCAGTTATTTTCATAAAAGGGGGTTTTAAGTATTTGTAGTTTAGTTTAGAAACCTAATTTAGATAAGATGTCATCATCTTCATCTTCATCATCATAGTCATCATCTCTATCTTCTTTAAACTTCTTATAGTCTTCTTTAGCCTTAACTAATAACTCATTGAATTTTCGTTTTGCTTTATTGTTATCACTTGGGTTTTCAGAAACAACATTTGCCATAATTTCTTTTAAGAATTCTTCAGCAGGAACTGCATAAAGTAATCTTTCAAAGAATGGTAATAAATCTCTGTTTTCAACATTAACCGTTAGGTCATCAGGTAATAAGAATCTTAATTTTGTAATTAATTCACCACCAACTCTAAATTGCATTGGTTCATTTGAAAATACATCTGTTTGTCCCATTACATCCTGAGCTTTCCCCGGATCCATTCCTCTCCATTGTTCTCTTGTTGGGATCGCAGCAAAACCTTTAACTAATTCGTGTAATAAGATTGGGAATATAAGTCCATTGGCGATAACCATATCTCTATCTTCGTCATCACCATCCTCCTCAACACCCGATGAACCCGCTGCATTTCCGCCCATAGCTTCAATCAAGTCTTCATCGGTAAAATACATTAAGTCATTTGCTGACATAATTTTATTATAAAGTGGGTAGAAACGAGGGTCAATTTCATCTAATCTATCTTTAAATGCTTGAAACGCAAATTGACCTTTTTTACCTTTACCTTGAATAATCGCGTTAATAACGTTTCTTTTTTCAACCTCAAGTTGAAACTCCTCTTGTGGTGTTAATTCATCAACATCAAATGAGAAATTTGCCGGAATTTCAAATTCAGGTTCCTCTTCCTTTTCCAGTTGGAATTGGTTAGGATTAATTTTTTCTTCATTTAAGAACGTTAATACATTAACAAATTCAAATTTATATTTTGTACCAGCGCCTTGTGATAGTTCTTTTTCTACCATCCCTTCATCAATTGCGTCTTCTAAGGTTTTACTATATGGTAACCATCCTTCTTCTTTTGCTGCAATTTCTAAAGCCAAATCTTTTAATTCGTCTTTTTTAGGACCTTCAAGTTTCATAACCTCTTGTACGGCTTTCATTTGTTCCACTTGAATACCGTATTTAACTCTTTGGTCTGTAATGTTAATACTTTTGTTTGGTCTACCTTGATCGTCAACAATACCATAATAACGTTTAACGTAATCAACAATATCTTTAAATCTGGTAGATGTCATTTTTTCAACATCTGATGTGCCACCTTTAAACGCCTTATTTTTACCGTATAAGTTTTTTTCAGGATCCTCAATATTACTTTGAGTTCTTGGGTGCATTCTTTCAGGATAATCTCCATAATCAACAGGTGCTTCATTAATAACCTTATTAATTAAATGTTGTATATATTTTTCTTTCATTTTTATTTAGTTAAAGCCTGTTTAATTAATCCAATAAAATCCGTTTTCATTTCATCCTTAGTCTTTTTTTGACCTCTTGGTTTTTCTTTTGTACCAGGGTTAGGATTTTTAAATGGGTTATCCCTTCTTTTTGGTGGGGTTTTAGTTCCCGGCTCTTTTACAGGAGCTTCTTTAGTGTTTTCACCCATATCTTTTCTATGACCTCTTGGTTTTTCTTTTGTACCAGGGTTAGGGTTCTTAAATGGGTTATCTCTTCTTTTTGGTGGGGTTTTAGTTCCCGGCTCTTTTACAGGAGCTTCTTTAGTGTTTTCTTCCATTGTTCCCATAATTGGCATTCCCATTGTTGGTTTTTTCATACGTTTCATCTCAATTCCTGATTCATGAGAAAACATAGTATTTTTTAATGGATTTTTCAATATCATAGATGACTCTTGTGATTTTTCGTTAATTGTACGAATTAAGTCACCTTTACTCATTTTAGGATTAATATTTTTCTCAATCAATCTAATGATACTTTCTTCTATGAATTTTTCATTAGATTCATTTTTTTCTTTTTTCTCAGGTGTTGTTTCATAGTCAGTTTCTTTAGAAAATTCTTTTGCCCATTTACACCATTTTTTTTCTGTTTTTGTTTTACCATTACCACATCTTGCATAGAACAATCTTTGTTGTGATTTTGATTCAAATTTTTCTTCAAGATACATACCATCATCGGTATAACCTGGATCACTGTTAACATTTAATGTATCGTCTTCACCAATTTCAGTCGCTTTCACAACCCCAGAAGGTTCAACTTTAATATTAACCCCACCAATATCCGCACCTGTTGTTTTTGCGGTTTGAGCAGGAATCTCATAAATCGTTGTCATTTTTTTTGTGACTTGTTCTTTATTTTCCTCTTTAGAAATTTTCTCAGATAATACTCTTACCTGAGCTTCATTTAATCTCGCAATAGTGTCAAACTTAAATCCGTGAGATAATAGATTTAAAACGTGATCTTTAGATTTCATATTCCACTTTTTTTTCAAATTCAAGAACGATATCTCGTTCATATAGTTTATCTTTTACATCTTGTTCTGAATCGCCAAATTTAAAAACTAATCTTTTGGTGATTGAAAAGTCAATGTCATTATTTTCTTTTTCCCATCCTAACGCCAATACTCCATCCATTGAATCTATAACTGAAAAAACATCAGAATCTTGAACCAATTCCAATGTTATTTCTCCATTAATTAAAACTCCAACTCGTTTAATATATTCAACATCAGGGGGAAGTGGGTAACCATTCGCAGGTTTTGATTCCCAATTTTCACCCCAAACTTCTAAAGTATCTGAAAATATAAATTCATAAAGATTGTCTCCCTTATAGTTAGGACCCATACCATTTATGTAAATTAATTTATTCATATAACTTGTCCGTTTGGTGTAATTCTAAATTCTTTAATTCCTTCTTTAAATACCAAATTTTTCTTAACGGTAGCACCAACTAAAATTGCTTTTGGATTATTTTCCATAAACTTCAAAGATGCTCTTTCCTGTTTAATTGATTCAGATAATCTATAAACTTCTTTTTCGTTAATTTTCTTTAAACTTTGTTTTTGTTTTTCTTCTTTTAATAATTTTTCAGTTTTGTCAACCGCAAAATAATTTGAGATGATTTTATCTACTTTAGATTCGGTGAAAAGATCTTCAAATGTTTCTTCATCATCATATCTTCTAAGTTTTCCTCTTGACCCATGTCTTGGGTAATCGTAATCATCCTCATATTCATCATATTCTTCGTCGTCAAATTCATTCATTAAATTATCTGACATTTTTGATGTGTATGCTGCCCCAAGATAATCGTTATACGCATCTCCAAGATTATTATAACCTTCACCAACTTCAGCTTCAGGTTCTGTAACTTCACCTTCCATACCTTCACCTTCGGTGTCCATACCTTCACCTTCCATACCTTGTTCTTCATTATCAACTTCTTCTTCCTCACCTTCTAATCTTGAAATAATATCTTCCACATCGTCTTCTTCTAATGTGGCTAAGTCAAGTGCAGATAAAATTGAGTTGATAACATATTTTGTATCATTTGAAGTCATTTCTTCTGCTCCTGAATAAGTTCTAATTTTTTGAGCTAATTTTCCTGTAAGTTTTTGGATTACTTTAAATGTTACTTCTTCTTCTTTACCGCCCATATCTTCATCAGACATTGGTTCTTCCTCAGGTACCGGAATTTCTTCAGGTACAGGAACTTCTTCAGGTGCTGGTGCAGGTACTGCGTTTGGATCAGGTGCGGGTGCAGGTGCGGGTGCAGGTGCGGGTGCGGGTAACAACGCAGGATCACCTTGTTCTTCCATTGGTTGGGGAACTGTTGGTGGTGCCACAACAGGAGGTGCTGCAACAGGTGGTACCGCGACAGGTGGTGCTGCAACAGGAGGTGCCGCAACAGGTGGTACCGCAAGTGTTGTTGTGGTAGTTGTTACAGGTTGTTTAGATGTGGAAATTACGTATTTAGTGTCTTTTTTTTTTTCGTCCCCTTCAAAGAGAGAGGTTCCACTTTCGTTACCGTGTAGTTGATTGAACTCCCTTGCCATCAAGTTCATTTTCTTCAACGCTTGTGAATAAGATGAATAATATTTTCTATTTTTCATCGGTTCTATATATTCAGAAACAGATTCAGATATTGTTTGTTTAATAATATATCCTTGTCTTTCTTTAATAATCTCATATGTGTTACCGTCAGCCAAAGACAATTTATATTCAGATGATTTATCTTCATTTACTGGCGTTGGGATATTTTCGTTGTATCTCGCAATTTCCATAATTCTACGGATCTTGTCCATACCCTCTAATTTTTCACTTCCAACAGGTTTTAATCCTCCCATAGTATATTTGTTTTTAAAATATTATTTTTCTATATAAATATAGCAATATTTAAGTTTATTTGGTGATTTATTAAATTATTGTTTCATAGATAATTTGTCGTCAAGTATTTTAGATGACAAATCATGTAATTTTTCTATGTAACCATTTCTCCTTAGAATTTTAAAGACCAAATTTTCTGTTGAAAACTCACCTCCTTTTTCTAATCCACAAGTTCTATATTTCTTCAACTTGTCTTTATATTTTTGGATCATCTCTTTTGCGGTTTCCACATCATCGTCTTGGATTGCATCAATTAAATCATCAATGATGTTCATCCATTGTTTGGATTTTTGTTTCAATAATTCCTTATCTATTGAAACATTTTCCTTTTTAGGTTCGTTTGACCACTCGTTAAATAACACAGAATAAACTCCACTACTAAAATGTGTCTCACTTTCATTCTGTACATATAGTTCAACTTCATAATTAAAGATTGTGATATCATGTTTTTGATTGAATATCATTTTCTTTAAATTAAAAAGTTTTTCGTAAAGTTCTACTTGATTTTCAGGATATTGATTGAAGTCTGCAACTATGTGTAAATCAAAATCAGAATATTTTGACCAGTTATAATTAGATAAAGATCCTGTAAGGATAATGTCCGTTACAATAATATCAACACCTAAAAAATCTATGAATTGATATGAGATCTCAAGTAATTTTTCTCTTACCTGAGATTTCATTTTAAATCCATTACCATCTTTTTCCCAAACCTTAGGGTTAAGATTGTCCTGCATTTTGAAACTTTTAATTAATTCACTATCCATTATATATAAATACAACGTTATTATAAATTAACCTAGTTTCTTGTACTTGTATTTTTTTGCGATTTGGGTATTAAAGTAATTACCTTGTGATTGGGCACTTCTGAATTCAGTGTATGACTGATGGGGAACATCATCGTATTCGTATTTCATACCATTTTTAAATTCTACCACCAATTTTTTTGTTGCGGTATCATATTCAGTTTTTACCAAGTTAGATGATTGAACCTCGTTCAAAATTTTTGTTCCAACATATTCTTCTTTTAAAATTGCCATAATTTTTTATTTTAAATATATTTCCATAAAATAAAAAATCCACCCTTTTGGGGTGGATATTAATTATTTTAACTTCTTTATCTCATCACGATATTGAATACACTTCTCAAAATCTTGATTCTTAATTGATTCGTCTAATTTGGATTGTAATTCAGAAATCTTTTCTTTATTTTCCTCCAATTTCTTTATCTTATCCCGTAACTCCACGGCTTCCTCAAAATTCTGATCCTCAATTGCCAAATTTAATTTTTCTTTTAAATTGTGTAATTCATTACTTTTACCTCTAGTCATGTAAGTATAAGTAAAAGACCCATCTGGGGATTTATAGGTTTCTTTGGTCCATTTTTTATCACCTAAATTAAAACCTGTTCCTTCTGAGAACATTTCATTAAAAATTTTATCAAAATCTCTAAAATTAAACATATTATTATTTTTTTATGGTTTATTATTTTTTCACTTTTAACTAAATATATGCCAAAACATAAAATATGTCAATATGTCAGTTAAAAAAATTTTATATGACAATTTGTCAAAATGTATACTTTTTAAAATTGGTTTACTACTTTTTAAGAAAACAAAAAGATATGATTGAATTTATGGATGAAAACGATAAAGGTAAGAAAAAGACTGATGGAGGAACTCCAGTGTTAGATAACTTTAGTAAGGATTTAAATAAATTGGCAAGTGAAGGAAAATTAGATCCTGTAATTGGTCGTGAAAAAGAAATTTTTAGAATTGCCCAAGTATTGTCCCGTAGAAAAAAAAATAACCCAATAATTATTGGTGAACCAGGTGCTGGTAAAACGGCAATTGTTGAAGGTCTCGCTATGATGATACATAATGGTGAATGTCCAAAAAATCTATCTGATAAAAGAATCATATCTTTGGATATTAACTCCGTTGTTGCGGGTACAAAATATAGAGGTCAATTTGAAGAAAGAATGAAGATTATCATTGAAGAACTTCAGGCCTCACCAAATATCATCATCTTTATTGATGAAATTCACACAATTGTTGGAGCTGGTAATAGTTCAGGTTCATTAGATGCGTCCAACATATTTAAACCGGCATTGTCTCGTGGTGAGATCCAATGTATTGGGGCAACTACTTTAGATGAGTATCGTAGAAATTTTGAAAAGGATGGTGCGTTAGAAAGAAGATTCCAAAAGATCGTTGTTGACCCATCTTCCAAAGAAGAAACATTTGAAATACTTAAACAAAGTAAGGGGAAATACGAAGAACATCATAAAGTTTATTACACCGATGAATCATTACGTTTATGTGTGGAATTGGCAGATCGTTATATTACCGATCGTGAGTTTCCAGATAAAGCGTTTGACATTTTAGATGAGGTTGGGTCAAGAATGCAAATTGACATTAAACTACCTGAAATTATTGAAAAACTAAAACAAGAGGCTCAAGATATCAAAAAAGAAAAAGTTGACGTAATCAAAAAACAAAATTACGAACAAGCTGCAGAACTTAGAGATAAGGAACGTAAAATTTTGAAGGATTTAGACACCGAAAAGAAAAAATTTGACGAAGAACTTAAAACAAGTAAACGTGGGATCCCTGATGGTTTAATTTATGAGGTGGTGTCAAATATGACTAAAATACCTGTAAATAAAATTAATATTGACGAAAAGAATTCTTTGGTTAATTTAGAATCAACATTAAACTCCAATGTAATTGGACAGGAAGATGCGGTTGGTAAAATTTCAAAATCAATTAGAAGAAATCGTGTGGGGATTAAGGATCCAAATCGTCCAATCGGATCATTTATATTTTTAGGGTCAACAGGTGTCGGTAAAACATTCTTGGCAAAACAATTGGCTAAAGAAATCTTCGGAAGTGTAGATAGTCTTATCCGTGTTGATATGTCTGAATACCAAGAGAAACATACAATCTCAAGATTGATTGGATCTCCTCCAGGATACGTCGGTCACGAAGAAGGTGGTCAACTTACAGAACAAGTTAAAAACAAACCTTACTGTGTGATTTTATTTGATGAGATTGAAAAGGCAAATAAAGACATATTCTCAACACTATTACAAATGTTGGATGATGGTCACTTAACTGATGGCTTGGGAAGAAAGATCAATTTTAAGAATTGTTTGATCATTATGACATCTAACATTGGGGTTAAAAAATTACAAGATTTTGGAACAGGGGTTGGATTTAAAACAAGTAACTCAAGTGATGTTGTTCAGGAAGAGAAAAAACGTGATATTCTTAAAAAAGAACTTAGTAAATTTTTCGCACCTGAATTCTTAAATAGAATTGATGATGTGGTAATCTTTAATTCACTTAATAAAGATAACATTGATAAAATTGTTAAGTTGGAAATTGATATTTTAGTTAAACGATTAAAATCCATGAAATACAATTTTACGTATGAAGATTCAGTAATTGATTTGATTTCTAAAGTTGGTTTTGATGAGGTGTTTGGAGCAAGACCAATAAAAAGAGCAATTCAAAATAAAATTGAAGATTTAATTTCTGAAAAAATTCTAACAGGAGAAGTTAGTGAAAACAAAGAATATATGTTATTTGTAAAAACAGAAAATGATGAAGAGATCATCAACATTGAAGAAAGAACAAAAGAAGAACCTAAGAAAAAAGTTAGTAGAAAGAAAAAGGGAGAATAATCTCCCTTTTTTTATTTAGTGTTTTTCGTAACCTAACTCTTCAATCATCATCTTACCAACTTTAATACCGTTGTAAGTGTCATCTACGACCACGTATTCGTTTCTTGTATGGTAGTTGTAGTATCCAATGGATATGTTGAAACAAGGTATGTTAAACATCGTTCTGATAGGGTATATGTCCGTGTAAGGATGTTTGTGATATTTGGTATCAGATGGAAAGTGTTCTGTAATCAATCTACCACCAACTTCAAAGAATTTACTATCACGATCAAACATACTTCTTCCCATCAAAAACTCAGAGATCATATTGTTTTCAGGAGCGTCAAATTGAATTCCATAACCAACATTCATAAAAAACTCAGGATCCGCCTTAAATGATCCTTTACAACCAGTTTCCTCAGACACAAAAAATGCGGCCTTTAGATTAGGTAATTCATTCAATAATTCCAAACAACCGTATATACCACATTTATCATCGCCACCAATACCTGTTGGTTCATCATTGTCGTTATACGCCTTTAGTGATAATTTTACATTACCCTGAGCATCAGGTAACATTTCCTCTACAACATTAATTGTATCAATGTTATGTACCGTATCAGTATGTGCAATCACACATGGGAAATACAATACGTTTTCGTCGGTTTGTTTTGTTGCGTAAATGTTTGACATTTCGTCAACATAAAAAGGGATATTGTTTTCGGTTAACCAATTTGTGATAAATTGAACCATTTTTTCTTCCTGATAAGTTTTTGTGGGTACGGATAATACCTCTTTCAATAATTCATAATTTCGTTCCATAAAACAAATATAGTAAAATAATTTGAATTATAAAAATTTTTTCTTTACTATTCTTCTTTCATTAAATAATTCGGGTTGATTATCCAATTGATATAAACCATCAATATCCAAAAGTCTTTGGTGATATTTGTTGGTTTTATCGTTATAAACATTAACCAACGCTTTATTTGTTTCAGGTTGTATAGTTTGAACAATAAATGATATATCAGGATCCTTTTTTGTTTTAACCCAATCAAACCCATATTTTTCATCAATAAAGTCTCTTATCTCACGATATCCGTTAATATCAATAAAACGATCATCCTCTTCAATTTTTTCTAACATTTGGTCTAAACCTTTTGAAAAATATTCCTGAATAGCATTATCGTCCCAATCAACACAATCCACCTCATATTCTAACTCACCCCAATATCCTCTATTTTTTTTATCATAAAGTTTTATTAATTTGTTCAATAATTCACTCAATGTAAATCTGTAGTTTTCAACATCATGATACCAATGTAATAATACCCCAACCGTTGTTTCAAATCTATAACCTTTGTGTACTTGCTTAATTCCAAATCTATCAAATGGTTTATCAATCTCACCTAAGATGATATCTTTAACCGCATCATTAATACATTCTTGCCATTTGGATGCATATTCATTGATTAAATCATCAACAATATAACTAAAGTCTTCACCTAAAATTTTTGATATACCTTCATAATCATCTTCCTTTATAAAACCATTAGAAAATTTAGCAATTTTGAAAGCCTTACTTCTGTTATCATCATTAAAATTATACTGAATATACTCACCGTGTTTCCACCTATCGTGTTCATTATACGAATCGTAATCACGACTTGAGTAAGCACTGGTAAAAGCCCTATACGTGTAAATGTCATCACTATCCTCAACATCAATAGTATCCAAAAAAACCTCATCATCCTCAAATTTAATAACAACCTTAGAATTACTTGGATTTCTTTCATTGAATTTTACTTCTTCAATTATCGGATCATCCCCATCATCTCTCCATCCAGGATCATAACCTTTAGATACCTTTTTTAGAAACTCATATGTTTTACCACCTTTTATAATTGGTGATAATACTTTTAATGAAGATAAAAATGATCGTTTAAAATCGTTTATCTCTATAATTTCGTCATGATTTTTAAGATCTCTTATAACACTCCCATTATCATCATTATAAATGGAATATAAACTATCATCCTTTTTACCGATCACAAAATATAGATCACCATTTTTATAATGATTACCCCAATGATCCTTACCATAAAAATTATCTCCAAAATATTGGGAGGCATTTAAAGTTAATACTTTAACGATCTTAACATTTTCATTATCCTGTATTACATCAACATCCTCGTCGTATGGGTTATATTTTCCCTTTTCCATATGAAATAAATATCTAAAAATTTTGATTATTGTAGTTTTACACTTATATTTGTATTTATAATAAGTTATTTGACATATGGGGGTGTTTTTGGATTTGACAGGTATTGGCTGAGGATCAAGGGCACGTGGAGACTGAATTAATCTCCTAAAAAACTGATTCACATTTATAGACGGCAACGTTTTGAACAAAATGGAAACTCTTGGTTTACTAAGAGAATCTGAAGTTACTGTAGCCTAAGAGGTTTACGGAAACGGGGGGTCGGCAGACATATAACCTAGCAACAGAAGTCGTTGACGAGTTGGTTTTCTCTCTAAAAGAAAACAAAACGGGTATGGTTCCCCGTAAGGACTGTCACCGTCGCTGAGCGGTGTGAGAACTCAGATATTTCGGAAGGTATGAAAAACCTTGATCTAAACGTGTAGTCCTTATCTGACAGGATATACTGGACCGGAGTTCGAGTCTCCGCACCTCCACTATTTAAACCTCACTACTTATAGTGAGGTTTTTTTATGCGCTAAAATTATAGATTAGTGTTGTGAGAAAATTATTTTTTAAAGCACAAAAAAAGGGACGATTCACATCGGCCCTGTTAGTTTCTTTATATTAGTAAGTTTACTTAAAAAAAATAAAAACCTGAGATTACAGTTTTTTGTGAGTTATCTTTTGAAGGATTATTGTTTCCCTTCTTATCCACTTCCTTTTGAGAAGTAATACTCAGTGACGGTATTTTAGGTTTACCACTCCTTAAGGTTTGAATTACTCTATCAATACTTAACTCTTTTTGAGACTGCCGTCCCAGTTCGTCCTTGCGGGACTAAAGGTCTTTCTTAACAATACACATTGACTTGGGGTCTCTGTGTGCAATGAACGGCTCATTACTATGTAGTCACCTTTCACTCAAACCTAATGGACACTTTTCCTTAATGTATTTTTTAATTATTGGATAATTTTGGAATCCATAAGTTTTGTGTTGTAGATGTGTCAGAGTAGTGGTCCACCGTAAGCTTCGTTTCCTTTTGAGAAACGAAATACTAAACTACTCCGTGAAGTGTCCCCACCTCCATATTTTAAGATTACTTCATAAAGAGATCTTGGTAGATCAGTCTTTAGGGATAGTAGCGACACCACTCGTTCTCTATCTTACCTTTCGGTTTTAAGTCCTCTATCATATTGGGACCCGCAATAGTGTAACTGGATGGTCACATTTCTTACAGAGTTCCTATGGGTTATTCTTATTACTCTTCCGAGTTCAACCTGACAATCTACTTTGCCAGGTCACCCTACCATTTTCCCTACGAAGTTATCCTCGGTACTGAAGGTTTGGTGATATCCCACTTGTGTACTTGAGCTCAATCCCTACCAAAAGGTGAGTTTCAAACCGCAATCTCCTCAACACGAGGGAGATCACTTTATCCTACTTTCGTAGTTTATTTAAGGACCATACACGGCCCATTATCATTTATCGGTTATCATTATCCCGAAGGATTACTTTCACCAAATGGATAATCTTTTTGTTTCAAAGAACGTCTCGGACATTTCCGATTTGTTTTACAAAGGTAAGACATTTTTTTGATTTGTCAAACACTTTTTTTCTTTTTTTTTATTCGGTGTTAGGAAACCACAGTTTTATAACGGATTGTCAACCTAATCCCGAATTGTTTTACAAAGTTACGACATTTTTTTCGTTAGTCAAGTACTTTGTGAACTTTTTTTAATATTTTTCTGCGTATACATCGTCTGTACCGTAGTAATATGCTCTTGCTTCCGCAAAAGAGGCATTTGGTGTGGTATATTTGTTACCATTATTGTCATAATAGTAATAAGTATAATTAACCAATACTTGTGTTTCATCACTCATATTTAGAGTTTTAAAGGTTAGTAAATTAATGAACTTTTTATTTATAACACAAAGATAGTATAAGTTATCCGATAAAACAAATGGGAGGGTGAATTATTTCAATAAATTTTTAATTCGTTGTATATCTTCTTGTTTTTTTAACTCTTTGGATTCTTTTAGAATACCCCCAAGGCTTTTAAAAAAGTCAAAAGGATTAGATTTTTCAGTGTTTGTAGTAGTAGTTGTAGTTGTTACTTTATTATCATTAGATACATCATCATCAACATCATCATCATCGTCATTATTAGACTTATTATTGTTATCTTTTGGATTATCTTCTTTACGTTTAAAAATTTTTCTATCTTTTTCTTTAGGATCCTCAACAACTTTACCTATCTCATCATCAACCTCAGGCAATTGATCCTCAGGTGTATTCCAGTACTTGGTAGCATATGCTTTACATCTCTGACCTTCCGTTGATGATTTATTTGTTGATACCTCTCCATGACCATATACATTTGATAGTGAATAACCCAAACTTTTTATTAATAATAATGCGGTTTTACATTGTTTAATTAGGATATCGTCATTGTCGTCCCCGGAAATTTCAACTCCTTCTGCGGTTGAATTATTTATCATCCCCATACCTGATTTTTGATGTGCGATATGGGCACCCTTAGATCCTTGTGGTAACGATCTATATAATTTACCATCTCTATCTATAATCCATTGAATCCCTAAAACAGTACATTTTGGACTACCTTTGTAATGTCTACAATTTAAAGTATTAACAGTACCAGACGCACTTCCCCTACCTGCCGTATGATGTAATATAAAATATTTAGGAGTAAATTGTTTTCCTTTAAATTTAGATTGGCTTGATATATCTATAATTTCTAAAGATTCCTTTAGAACTTTTTTTCTATTAGGTACTTCGGTACTTGAAAGTTTTTGTTGTAAAACTTTTAGATGTTCTAATAAAACTATATCGTTTTTCATATTATTGTTCCAAATGTGTCATAAGAACCCCACCCAAAGAGGTCGCGTGAACTTGTAGATGATTTATTGATTCCATATCCAATTTTCTCTTACGTTTTGTATAATCCAAACCTAAAGTTCCAATGAATCTATCATCAATTGTTTTAATTGAAAATAAATATCCTGATTTACACCCTGTATCTTCCGCAATATATTTTAACCCAAATGTTGAAATTGTTTCATCTTTAAAATCAGGGATCTCAATAACATCATTACTTAATAATTCGTTGATAGATTTTGAGAATAAATTAACGGGTATGTTGTGAAAATTACTTTGTACCGATTGTACTCCAGGATGAACCGTTTCATACATTATTGAAAACTTTGCCATTGATTTACCTGTTGGGTAGAAATTACCACCATTGTGGAATTGTGTTATCCAAACACGATCAGCATCAAATTCTTCCTTAATGTGTTCTATTTTTGCCGTTATCATCTCACTCACACGAAGAGTTTCTCTAACCATATCTGGTTTCTCTTTTTTCCTTTCCAACTTACTTTTCAAGTAAACTAAAATAATCGGTCCTAACACACCTGTTATAAACGCAATAATAATACCACTCATATTTTCAAACATATAAGATAAATACTCATCAATACATAAAAATTATAATGTAAAATAAAAAAACCCACTAAAAAGTGGGTTTTACATTTTTATCCGAAAAAATTAAGCTTTGTTTTTTTCTACAATTGACCAAATTGTACCTGCCAATGTGATAACTCCACCTGTAAGTTCAAACAACAGAGTTTCATCAATAAGTCCTTTTGCGATAAAAATACCACCAATAAAAGTTAATGAGTGTCTTAGAATACCCAAAAGTTGTTCTTTAGTTAATTTCATAATTTTTGTTTTTAAAAGTTTATTTATTATAATAAATATTTCAAAAACATCATTTAGCCATTTTATCCTTAACAAATATGTATGTAAAAATTGTTACTATAACTATTGGTGTTATAATTGCTACGATGATATCTGATCCCATAATTGTGTTTTTTTATATATGACGTGTATTATTAAAATAGTGGTCCCAGCAGGACTCGAACCTGCGACCCTCTGATTATGAGTCAGATGCTACTAACCAACTGAGCTATAGGACCTAAGTAATCAAAAAAGGATTCGAACCCTTACCACTGTTTTTAACTCAGTATCCCCACATATAATGGGTAGCGTCTACCAATTCCGCCACTTGATTATTTTATGATTATATTATCTATGTTTTTTAGGTGTACATTGATGGTTAAGTTGGTTCTTCCCCTTGTTAACTCTCTTAGTCTGTTTATACATCTTCTGTTGTGTGTTAGAATGTTTTTTGTAGTTGTACCCATGTTGTTGGGTAGAACAAGATGTTAGTATAACGACTAACACCATAAGTGATAATAGGTATTTTTTCATTTTTATTCTTTTTAAAATTTGTAGTCAGGGTAGGATTCGAACCTACAATAAGTAACCTTAAAGGACTTGGCACCATGCCTCATTACACTCCTGACTATTTTTTCGTTCAATCATTTCTGACTGTCCCCAATACCGAGTTTCAGCGGCAACCCACTTTCGTGAGGGGTTAGAACTTGTGTGTTAACTTACTCCTGTTACTGGTACACTAACCAACCGACTTAGGCTCAAGTAATCGGCTCAGGTCCCCATGGTTGTAACACCACTTCTCATCGTTCG